AGCAGCAGTTGGCCATGCCGCAGCTGGCACCGGCACCAACGCACCGTACCCGCGGCGGTCTGACCATGCAGCAGCTGATGGGCCTGCTCAACGTCGAATTCGATTGCATGCTCGAGCAAATGGACCGCGAGCACCAAGCCACACAGCAGCGTGCGCGCCAAGAATTCGAGGCCTTCCGCCAGCGCGCGATGCGCGTGTGGGCCGCTTCAGAGGCATCCGCCTGATGGCTCCGAAGACGAAGGGGCGCCGCTCGCTGCGCTACGCCACCACCCCGGAGATGCCAGAGGGGATGCGGCGCCTGGTCGAAGCCAGTACAGCGGCTGCAGTGCCCCAACCGATCGCGGCACGTGCCTACCGGCCCCCAGCCTCCGCGCTGCCCTTGGCGAGCGGTAACGCCGCCGGCAAGGTCGCGCGCGGCAGGCCGCGCCACGTGCCGGGCGAGATGAACAAGACCGAAGAGGCCTACGCCGCACACCTGACGCTGCAGCTGGCCGCCGGCGCGATCGCGTGGTTCCGCTTCGAGTCCGTAAAGCTGAAGTTGGCCGAGAAGACGCATCTGACCATCGACTTCTTCGTGATGACGGCCGCCGGCGACCTGGAGGCCCACGAGGTGAAGGGCTTCTGGGAGGAAGACGCCCGCGTGAAGGTGAAAGTCGCCGCGGCGATGTACCCGTTCCGGTTCCTGGCAGTCCAGCGCGCCCCAGGCGGCGGCTGGAAAACGGAGGTGTTCTCTTGAACGCGATGATGATTGGCGGCGCCAGCGTGCGCCGCGACGATGTGGGCAGGTTCTGCCTGAACGATCTGCACCAGGCCTCCGGCGGCGCCAAGCGGCACCAGCCCAGCGACTGGCAGCGCCTGAAGCATACCGAGGAACTGGTGGCCGAACTGTTCAAATCCGGGGATTCCCGGGTTTACCCCGTTCACTCGGTGGCCGGCCGCTATGGCGGTAGCTACGTGGTGCGCGAGCTGGTCTACGCCTATGCGATGTGGATCAGCCCCAGCTTCAGCCTGCAGGTGATCCGCGCCTACGACGCGCTGGCGGCCGGCGCGCCCGCACCCGACCCGATGCAGGCGTTGACCGATCCGGCGACACTGCGCGCGCTGCTGCTGTCCTACAGCGAGAAAGCCGAGATCCTTGAGGCGCGAGTGCAGTACCAGGAACCGCAGGTCCGCGCGCTGCTGCGGCTGACCCAGGCCGATGGCGCCTTCAACATCAGCACCGCGGCCAAGATGCTGCAGGTGCAGCCCCGCCAGCTGTTCGCCTGGTTGTCTGAACATGGCTGGATCTACCGGCGCGCCGGCAGCAGGAACTGGCTGGCCTACCAGACCCGTCTGCAGCAGGGCGTGCTGACGCACAAGGCCAGCGTGCAGCGGAGGGAAGGAGAGCCTGATCGCGTGCACGAGCAGGTGCTGGTCACCGCCAAGGGTCTGTCGCGGCTGGCCGAGAGCATCGACCGGGGGGAGATGACATGGGCGCAGGCCGACGCAGCGACCAAGCTGCAGCTCGCAACGGAGGCATGCTGATGGACGTAGGAGAGAACCAGCTGCGCGCCCTGGTCCTGCAATTCCTTCAAGAGAAGGGCGTTGCTCTGGGAAATAACGAACGTGACAACTATGGAGACCTACCGATGCTTCCCAAATTCATCAGTCTGGACGAGGCTACCCACCATCTGTACCTCGAAGGAAAGGAGGGCCCTATCAGGTGCCAGGTCGACGGCAGCGTGTGGGAGGTGTGGCAGGACGGGCGATCCCGCTGGGTCTGCAACAGTGAGGTGGCCTGATGTCGGCAGTGGCCATGCCGGTGCTATGCCTGAAGGCTTGCGGCAACTGTGGCAGCGACGATGTGCGGGTGCGCGCGCGAGGCAGTGTCGACAGTCGCCGCACGGCGCAGATCTTCTGCGCGCGCTGTAACGCGCGGGGGGAGTTGCACGTTGGCAGTGATGCGGAGGTACTTGCCGTCCGGGGATGGGCGCAAAAGCCATTCTCCCTGCCGGCGCCTCCGGTGCACAGCGCGGCTCGCGGCCGAGTGCCCGTGCCAGTGCCAGTGCCCACGCTGCAACGTGATCCTCTCGAACTGATTGCCCGCATGTTGGTTGGTGGCAGCTTCCGCGAGCCGTCGGACGGAAGGGCAACCACGCCATCGCTGACGGCTGCTGACATCGCCGGCGCAGTAGGCATGATGCGCGACTCTGTCGCTAAGCAGGCCGTGCTGGCGGTGGCGCTGCGAGGGCAGGGGGTGTCTCTGTCCTCGCTGGGGCGTTCTCTGGCCAGGAGTGTAATGCGACAGATCAAGTGGCAGCGCCGCATAGGCGCAAAGCCAGCGCTGCTAACGAATCAACCGGCCGATCGCTGGCGCATGCGCCTGGTGCTGCAGGACGCTGTCAATGACTTGGTGTGGCCTGAGGGGAAGATCGCAGCAAAGGATGCCGCTAAGGCGGCCAAAATGCGCAAGGGAGACTACCTGCGCTTGTACGCGATCGCTGCGGCGACGCTGCGACAGGCGTTGGATGACGGCCGCAAGGAATTCAGTGGCAGGGTTTTCAACTAAGGGTTGATTGTAGGTTGCCCGTGCCGTCAGCGATGACATATGCCGCCTTGCGTCGCTGCGGAACCGAACACCGTACCGAGGCCAGCTAGGTGTGCGATGCGTGGGCCGAATGGCTCTAGTCCCGCGTTCCGGCCTTGAGTAGGAAAAGTCGCTCACAATCTAGATCATGTGTTCCACGGAACCTGAGGTCCACGATTAGGTCATGGACTGATTGGATCACAGCAGGCCTTTGGTGGTATTTTCCCCCCCAAAGCGGGCGAGAGCTCCTCAGGATAATCAAGTGCAACCATGGCTAAAAGTATCAAGGATTCCCAGCTGGCCAGTCTGAATCCGACCCAGTTCGAAAACCTAATCTTTGATCTGGCAGTCCTGCGGGGAATGTCAAATGTCCGATGGAGGACTCCTGGAGCTGACGGTGGCAGAGATATCGAGGGAGAGACGTCTGTAATCGACTTCTCCGGCCATCAGAGAACGGAAAAATGGTACATGGAATGTAAGCGTTACAGCACGGCGATTGGGTGGCCCACCATCTACGAAAAGATTGGCCATGCGGACGCGACATCTGCTGATGTTCTACTTATGTGCACACAGTCGACATTTTCGCCCACTGCAATAACTAGAACTGAGGAGTGGAACGGGCGGCAAGGCTCTGTGAAAGTTCGCCTCTGGTCGCGACATGATCTCGAGCTACGACTGTGGGAGCACCCTGATCTCCAGGCGAAATATGGTCTTTCCGAAGGAGGTGATCAGTCGGGAAGCTCCATCACTCATCTGTCGCTGACCATATTCAAGACTTTGACCAGCTACTGCGCAAGTCAAGAATTAAAAGGGGAGCCGTCCGACAGCATGCTTGAAGCCGCGCTCGCAATCTCAAGTCTAGTTCACAAAAAGATGGAAGACATTGAGCTAAGTGGCCGACTAAAAAGCAGCGCCTTGATATCTGATAGCAGTTCGTTCGTCGACGTTGTAGTCACGCCGGGATGTGTCGTTGACAGGCACGGCATTCGCGCTTATGCACACTTGATGGCGGCACTAAAATCTTCAAAAGTAAAAGTTCAATCTATAGATAACTTCACTTGCTCCATTCGGCTGGAGGGTGATGGTGAAATTAAGAAGGTTATTGATCGGCATGGTGGAGCTTTCAGCTCGATTTGCTTTTGGTCAGGCTTTGACGCTGTCGCCACCGAAGACAGGGTGATAATTAAACAGCGGGAGTTGACATGATGTCCAGTATGAATGAATCCCCATCCAATATTGACGTCGGTGTCCTGTTCTTGGCGAACTTTGTTCACCAAGTAGTAAATCCACTCAATGGGGTAATAGGCACTCTTGATAACATTCATGACGGGACGTATTCGGGTGAGATAGTTGATCAGAAGATCAATGCATCGCGTGCACAGCTAGAGCAGTGCGTTACCCTCCTTAGGAATCTCGCCTATTTGTCTGACTACTTTTTTGAAGAATCCGACAATACCCATCTACGCAAGCCCCGAGAGATAGTCTGGAGCCCGCTACAGCAGACCACAATTGAAGCAATTCAGTTTTTTCAAATTCTTGCAAAGCAAAAGAAAATTGGTCTGGAGCTGATGGACTCTAGAAGACTGCAGCATCGAGTGCTAATACGGCCCGAGCTTCTGCGACAGATATTCATTAATCTTTTTGACAATTGGCTCAAATATGGGCTGTCAAATCAAATTGTGAAGGTTCATGTTGATACAAACAAGAACGACGATCTGGTTATTGAGTTGAAGGGGAAAAGTATCCCGTTTGACAACTCGAAGGCGGCCTCCCTCTTTGATTTTGGCGTTAGAGATAAGAGCGCAATAGATAAGATTGCTCAGGGGTCGGGAATCGGCCTCTACATTTGCAGGCAAATCATTGAAAAAAGCCTGAAGGGCAAAATATCAGCTATTCATCAGCACGCAACTGCGATTTCAACGTTCCGCATCGCGATCCCTCAGGAGAACTGGAAGAATGATTAGTAGAGAATACAAGGAAAGCACTGTGCTCATTGTGGATGATGAGCCAGAGTACCTTGCTTGGCTTTGCGATTATCTTGCTAAGAAGGGCTTCGAAGTGGAGATCGCAGAGTCGGTTGCTGAAGCTGTGCAATTGGCTGACGCCGCGGACTATAGGCTTTACCTCGTCGACCTAAATATTCCGGCTGGCAATTGGCATCCGCCTGCCTCACTACCGGAGATTTATAGTCAGTACAAGGGATTTAACGTCATTCGCTATCTCAGAAATCAGACTCAAGCGGGCAGAAGGGTCGTCGCTTATTCGGCGCATGAGAACGATGATATTCATGCGGCAATCAATAACTTGTACTGCCAGTACGTCATTAAGGGTCGTGCTAAAGACATAAAGTTGGAGATTGATTCTGTGCTCCAGCATGACCCTAAAAAAAGCTAGTAAAATATCGCCCTGCGAGGCTTGGACTTCCCGTGGTTAATTTTCCGTATCACTTCGTCGGACACGGCCACAGGTCAGTTGTCGTCTGCTTTAAGCCCTAGGCAATTCCTTGCTCGCCCGGATCTCAGCGACTAGACATTAAGCAACCTTACCGCATTCGCCGCGAACCTTACCGCATTCGTCCGACTGCGGTAAGGAACCTTACCGCAGTTGCAGCGGGAACCAGAGTTGTTGTCCAATCGATATCGTGGGCGAGGTTCCGATCAACCCGCACTCAACGGCCGCAGGCCTGGACTCGGGAGGTCCAGTGACCTGCGGTTCGTCGTTTCTGGGTTGCGAAGCCCAACCATCAAACAGAGCGACGCCCCGATGCCTGCCAGCACCGGGGCGCCGCCGCAGTACACGCGTTTCAGCCGCGTGCCATTGGCCTAAGCCCTGCCGCTCTCCGGAGAGCGCGAGCAGTTTGCTTAACGAATGTCGCAATAGCTGAGACATGAACACTAAGACCCTATTCCCTTGGCCTGGCGGTAAAACACGCCTGGTGAAACACCTGCTGCCCCTCATCAACCAGCGCGACCACACCTGCTACGTTGAAGCCTTCGCCGGCAGTGCTGCGATGCTGTTCGAACGCTCGCCGGCGAAGATTGAGGTGCTCAATGACACCCATGGCGAACTGGTACGGCTGTACCGCGTTGTGGCCAACCACCTGGATGAGTTCGTTCGCCACTTCCGCTGGTCCCTGACCAGTCGCGAGATGTATCGGTGGGCGCACTTGCAGAACGTCGACACGCTGACAGACATTCAGCGCGCGGCTCGCTTCTTCTACCTGCAGAAGCTGAGCTTCGGCGGTAAGGTGGAAGGTCAGACACTCGGGGTGGGCCCGACTGGCGCGAAGCGCATCAACCTGCTCCGTCTGGAACAGGATCTGAGCGATGCCCATATGCGACTGCATGGCGTGGTGATCGAGCAGTTGCCCTGGCAGCGCTGCATTGAAAAGTACGACCGGCCCGAGACGCTGTTTTTCCTCGATCCTCCCTACTGGCAGACAACCGGCTACGGCCAAGGCTTTCCGTTGGGAGAGTACGAGCAGCTGGCCGAGGCGATGAGTGCGTTGAAGGGTAGGGCGATCCTGACCATCAACGACCACCCGGCCATGTGTGCGCTGTTTGATCGATTCCACCGCCTGAGCGTTCCGATCAGATACACGGTCGGCGGCGGGGCTGGGGTTGCACGCACCGAACTTATCTACACAACCTGACCGGGCTGCTGCCCGGCACACCTTTGCCCGCCTCCAGACCGGATCAACCCTCGCGCCAAGCCGGCAGCGGGACGGGCACCTATTGACCAATCGGGGAGGGCGTCATGCCGAACCGTATCAACCATGGAACCGACATGCGGGGAGAAATCATTGACGCGGTGGGGACCGCAGCCCTGAAGGTGACTCCGCCGGTAACGGTGGCTACGGCCGTCGCATCAGGCCTGACTTTGGACAAGGCAGTGCTGGTGCTGACCGCAATCTACCTGGTGGGTCAGATTGGCTACCTGGCCTGGAAGTGGGTCAGGGAATGGCGCCAGGCGCGAAGTGGCGGGGTGATCGGATGAAAGCCAAAATAATTGGCGGCAGCGCGGCCGCAGTTATTGCCTTGACCGCCACCGCCCTCGTCAAACCGTGGGAGGGCTACTCGCCCGACCCCTACGTGGACATGGTCGGGGTGGTCACCTACTGCTACGGGGACACCGGCCGTCCGGCCAAAGCCCGCTACACCGAGCAGGAGTGCGCCGAGAAGCTCAGCAGTCGTCTCGGACAGTACATGGCCGGCATTACCGCATGTATCGACATGCCACTGCGCCAGAATGAGTGGGCGGCGGTCCTGAGCTGGACCTACAACGTTGGTGTGGGGGCAGCTTGCCGCTCGACGCTGGTACGCAAGATCAACGCTGGCCATCCTGCCAAATCTTGGTGCGCCGAGCTTGATCGATGGGTCTTCGCTGGCGGCAAGCGGGTGCAAGGCCTGGCGAACCGTCGCGCCGATGAGCGCCGTATGTGTGAGGGCCAGTGATGAACCGGACCGCAGCCGCCATCGTCGCCTTCATCGTCTGGACCTCACTCCTCGCCGGGGGCGGGTTCGCTGCTGGCTGGTCGTGGAAGGGCGATCGCGCCGAGGGCAAAGAAGCCAATCAGCGCGCTGCTGGCGCCGAGGCATTCGCCACCCAGGTGAATGATGCCCGACAGGTTGAGCACACCCAAGGCCACCGCATGGCCACCATCGGAGCGAAGCATGAAGAAGACCGCGCTGCGGCCGAGACCGTCCCTGCTGCTGTTGTGGCTGAGCTGCATGCTGGCACTGTCCGGCTGCGCCACGACCTCGCCACCTGCCACACTGGTCGCTTGTCCGAAGCTGCCGCCGGCGCCGTCCAACGTGATGCGCCCGCCGACCTCGGAGTCACGGTTGCGGGCCCTGCTATTGGAATCGGTCGAGACGCCGACGACCAGCTCAGAGCATGCCAAGCCGTCATCGCCGCAGACCGTGCCGAGATGATCCAGTGAGCGCTCTGGTGAAGTTCGAGGATGGGCACGTGTCCTTCAAGTGCCCGGGGTGCAGGCTGTACCACACCCTCCCGGTGCAGGGCGCCGGCACTACGTGGCAGTTCAACGGCGACGTGGAGAGTCCCACCCTATCGCCGTCCATCTTGGCGCGTGGTGGGTGCTGCTACGAATCCGAATGGCACGTGCAGGAAAAGCGTCGCCATCTTGGGCCGGAGCACTGCGACAAACACCACCCCGACGAAGACGGCGTCAGCATGTGCCACACCTGCCACTCGTTCGTGCGCGAAGGGCAGATCGAGTTCTTAAGCGATTGCACCCACGCGTTGGCGGGAACGACGGTGCCGCTGACCCCTGTCGTGCACTAATGTTTCACGGTGTGGTTTCACGCAAATGTGTGAAGGCGAAACTGAACGAAGATGCTGGATATCCACAAGATATCCACAGAAAGCTGAATGGGCGGGGCCCCCGGGGTTATCCACAGCCACCGGGGGGAATTCGGACCCCGGTAAAAGACAGTATTTCGGCCTCTAGGATGCTCCACCACAGGCCTCCTTTTTGGCGGATTTTCTCGGGAGAAACCGCATTTTCACGCCTGAATAGGCTGTGCATCGGGTAGGACATGGCTGACATCCACGAATTCACCAAAGGCTGGTCCGTGGCCCGGCTGGCTGATGAGTTCGGAATGGACCGCCGCACTGCCAGCAAGCGCTTGAAGGAGGCCGGCGTTCCCCCTCTGACCAAGAGGGCGGGGCACGACGTCTATCGCCTGGCCGATGCTGCCTCCGCGCTGGTGAATCCTGGCGCTGCGGCCTTCGGCGCTGAAGGTGTGGTGGATCCACGCGACCTGCCGCCGATGGAGCGGCGCGCCTTCTACCAGTCGGAGAACGAGCGCCTGAAGGTCGAATCGACCATCGGGCAGTTGGTCCCGGCCGCAGAAGTCGAGGCCGACTACGCCGAGCTGGTGAAGAAGATCGTGCAGTTCTTCGACACGCTCCCTGATGTTCTTGAGCGAAAGGCCGGGCTCACACCAGAGCAGGTAGTCAAGGTCCAGGACGAGTGCGATCGCGTCCGCCAATCCATGTACGAGGGCATCACCGATGACGACGTACGCGACAGCGCGTAGCGTGCGCCAAGGCGTTGCCGAGATGATCCGGCCGCCGCGCCGGATCAGGGTGAGCGAAGGTGCACGGGTGCTGCAGGTGGCCAATGCCGCCGGCGCCGCCGGTTCCTGGGATCCGGACACCACGCCCTACATGGTCGAGCCGCTGGATACGACCGGCAGCCGGCATTACGAAGCAGTGGTGTTCATAGGCCCTGCACGTTCGGGCAAGACCATCTCGCTGATCGATGCGCGCCTTGCCTACCTGATCACCTGCAACCCGGCCGACGCCATGGTTGTGCAGATGTCCAAGGATGCGGCCGAGGACTACAGCAAGACCCGTATCGCCCGCAGCATCGCCGCCAGTCCGGAATTACGCTCCAGGCTGAGCCCGCGCGCCCACGACGACAACATCCTGCTGAAGTTCTTTCGGTCGGGAATGTCGCTGCGCATGGGTTGGCCCTCGGTGTCGGTGCTGTCGGGCAAGGACATCCACGACGTCCTGATGACGGACGTGGATAACTACACCGGCGACCTGACGATCGATGAGTGCTTCGGCCTGGGCCTGAAGCGCACGCAGACCTATATGTCCGCCGGCATGGTGGTGGCCGAGTCGAGCCCGGCAACGGACTACGCCGACGGCGCCTGGAAGCCACTGCACCCGCATCAAGGCCCACCGGCCGCCGGCATCGCCGCGCTGTATGCGCGCGGTGACCGGCGGCGCTGGTACTGGCCCTGCCCTGAGTGCGGAGAGCGGTTTCAGGCAGCGCCAGGCTATGACGGATTCGCCTTGCCACCGATTGAGGAACTGCTGGAGCGGGTCGTGCTGGATGACGTGCAGAAGATGGCGCGGCACTACTCGCTGTTGCACTGTCCGCACTGCGGCGTCGGCCTGCAGCACAGGTGGAAGGATGGGATGAACCGCAGCGGTGTGTGGGCTGCGGAGGGCCAGGTCGTGCACGCCGACGGAACGGTCACCGGTGACCGGCCGGAGGCGCGCATCGCCAGCTACTGGCTCGGCGGTGTCGCCGCGTCCTACCAGTCCTGGGAATCGCTGATAGAGCGCTACCTCCAGGCGCTGCGTACCTTCGCCACCACCGGTGAAGAGCGCCCGCTGAAGACAACGCACAACGTGGACGGGGCGATCAACTACGTCCCGATGGCAGCGCGGTCCGCCAGTGATCCGAACGAGATGCAGGAGCGCGCCGAGGTATGGGCGGCTGGTGCTGTGCCCGCTGGGGTGCGCTTCCTGTTGGGAGAGGTCGACGTCCAGGCCAACCGATTCGTCGTGCTGGTACTGGGCTTCGGCATCGGCGAATCCGGGCAGCTGGAGCGCTGGGTGGTGGATTCCTTCACCTTGCGCACGTCCAAGCGCGAGGACGGCTCGGGCGGCTTCCTGCCGCTGGATCCGCCTAAGTACCTGGAAGACTGGGAGCGGCTGGTCGAGAAGGTCATCAGCCGCCGTTACCCGCTGGACGATGGCACCGGCCGCAGCATGCCGGTCCACGCGGTGGGCGTCGACTGGGGTGGCAAATCGGGCACATCGGTGCGGGCGCTGGAGTTCTGGCGTTCGCTCAAAGCCCGGAAGCTGCACGCCCGGGTCAGGTTGATCAAGGGTGATGCGCGCCGCGAAGGCGGGCTGTTCCGAGAGACCTTCCCCGACAGCAGTAAGCGCCGGGACCGCAAATCAGGGTCGAAGGGCGATGTGCCGCAGCTGCTGCTCAACGTGGACAGGCTCAAGGACACCGTGGACGCCAACGTGAAGCGGGCAGAGCCCGGCCCGGGCTACTACCACTTCCCCGACTGGCTGCCGGAAGCGTTCTACGCCGAGCTGACGGCCGAGTCGAGGACGGCAAAGGGCTGGGAGAACCTGGCGAAGCGACGAAATGAGGCGTTCGACCTGTGCGGCTATGCCGAGGGCATGGCGCTGTGGCTGAAGGTTCCGGCCATCAACTGGACCGCGCCGCCGCCATGGGCCGCGACGTGGGACGACAACCCAGACGTGAGGGCAGATGACGTCGCGCCGGCGCCAATGCCGCGCACTCGCACCCGCCGCGTCATCCGAAGCAAGTATCTGGGACGCTGAAATGGCATTCACCAACAAGCAAGTCGAGCAACTGGAGGCCGCGATCGCGGCCGGCGTGCTGAGCGTCCGATATGCCGACCGCACTGTGACCTACCAGAGCCTGGTTGAGATGCGTCGCCTGCTGAAGCAGATGCGCGATGAGCTTAGCCAGGCCGCAGGGGCACCACGGCGTCGACGCATCGTGCGCCTCTACCAATCGGGGACCGGCAATGTCTGATACCGCCGAGAGCAGCTACCGCGCCGCCGGCAACGGCCGCCGCCTCCGCACCTTCCGGCCATCCTCGCTGGGGCCCAATGCTGCATTGCTGGGCCTGCCCACGCTCCTCGCCAGGGCGCGGCACCTTGCCCGCAATGACCCGTGGATGGTCAGTGCACTCAACAAGAGCGTGTCCAACGGCATCGCCACCGGCATTCAGGCGAAACCGATATGGGGCACGAAGGAGCACAAGAAGAAGCTCACCAAGCTGTGGGAGCGCTGGGGCAAGTACGCCGATGCCGACGGCGTGCTCGGCTGGGGCGGGCTGCAGGCGCTGGCCTGGCGGGAGTGGAAGGAGGCTGGCGAGGTGTTTGCCCGCATCCGCTACCGGCGACCCGAAGACGGCTTGCCGGTGCCGCTGCAGGTGCAGCTGATCGAGTCGGAGCAATGCCCGCAGTACTACAACGGCGTGGCCAGCAACGGCAACGTGATCCGGCAGGGCATCGAAGTCGATAGCATCGGCCGACGCGTGGCGTACTGGATGTACCGGGAACACCCCGGAGACATGCAGCTGACCGTCAACGGTAACGAGCTGGTTCGCGTACCGGCGGAGCAGGTGCTGCACCTGTACCGGCCGAACCGGGCAGGTGCAATGCGTGGCGTGCCGAGCTCGGCGCCGGCGCTGCTGCGCATGTTCAACCTGGACCGCCTCGATGATGCGGTGCTGGAACGGCAGGCATTGGCCAACTTGTTCGCCGGCTTCATCACCACCGATGCCAATGCGGATGGCGAAGACGGTGATGCCGTCGGGGACCTGATCACCGGTGAGGATGCCGACGGCACCGCGATCGGTGGTCTTGAGCCGGGCACGATGCAGGAGCTGCCACCCGGCCGCAAGATCACGTTCGCCGAGCCGCCCAGCGCTGGTTCGGACTATGCCGAGTTCCTGCGTGGGCACCTGCTGGCGATCTGCGCCAGCCAGGACGTGCCCTACGAGGTGCTCACTGGCGACCTACGCAACGTCTCCGACCGCGCACTGCGCCTGATCCTCAATGAGTTCCGTCGGGTGATCGAGCAGGACCAGTGGCTCTTCATGATCCCGATGTTCTGCCAGCGGGTCCGCGACGCCTTCATCGACCAGGCGGTGCTATCGGGTCTGCTGAAGGTGCCGCGCTATGCGGCCCTGCGCGATGACGTGACCGAAACCCTGTGGGTGCCCGAGGGCTGGCCTTGGAGCCACCCGGTGCAGGACGTCACCTCCGAACTCAAGGCGGTGCGGGCAGGCTTCAAATCGCGCAGCAAGGTGGTGCTGAGCGCGGGCGAGGATCCCGAACAGGTCGATGCCGAGCAGGCGCTGGACAACCAGCGTGCAGACGAGGCCGGGCTTCGATACGACAGTGACCCGAGGCGAACCAACGCCTCCGGTGCCCGGCAGGACGATGAACCCGGCGTTTCTGGCGCCAACAACGATGAAGGGAATGACGATGACGAGTAAGCCTGGCCTGTTGGCCCGAATGCTGGGGCGCGGCAGCCGTGCGCCCGTGGTGGCCTCGCTCGCTGCCGCGGTCCTCAATCAGCCCCTGCTGGTGCAGCCGGCCATCGGCGAAGCACTGGTTGGCGGCTATCTGGAAGGGAAGGTCACCAGCGACGACAGCGTGCTGAAGGCCGACCGCTTCGAAGTGTCCGGCCCCGATGGGCAGCCGGTGGGCGTCGCCCAGAACCTGATCGGTGTGATCAACCTGTCCGGTGCAATGGTGAACCGGCCAATGCCCGGCGCCAGCGGCCCGGGGCCGGTGAGCTATGCCGCGGTGCGCGACACCTTCGACGAACTGCTGAACGACGAAGCGGTGACGTCCATCATCCTGCGGCTGGATACGCCGGGCGGTATGGCGTCGGGCTGCTTCGACCTGGTCGACCACATCTTCGAAGCGCGTGGCCGAAAGCCGGTATATGCCTTAGTCGATGACAAGGCTTACTCCGCCGGCTTCGCCCTCGCTTCGGCGTGCGACGAGATCTGGGTTAGCCGTACCAGCGGCGTGGGATCGGTCGGCGTTGTCTGCTATCACCAAGACTGGAGCGGAAACAACGCCCAGATCGGTCTGAAGGTGACCCCGCTGTTCGCAGGTGCCCGCAAGGTCGACTTCGACCCCAACTTCCCGCTCAGCGAGGAAGCACACGCTGAGGCCATGGCCGATCTGGAGGACATGCGCACGATGTTCGTGGACACCGTGGCTCGGAATCTCGGCATGGAGGCTGAGGCCGTGCGCGCCACCGAGGCGGCCTGCTACCGCGGCCAGGCCGCCGTGGCAGTGGGCTTCGCTACCCGTCTCGGCACCTGGCACGACCTGGTCGCGCACCTCGGTGCCAGCGAAGCGGCGGCGCCGCCTGCC